GACAGATTGTTACGAATTACAACAATGTAATTTTAGATTTAACAAATAAATTGGCGACCATAGATGAGGTAACAGCACCAGCTACTGTCGCAAGAATAAGGGCTATGTTGGTACAGATGAAAGAAAGTCTTGAGAGTTGGTCAAATGCAAGTTCTGTTTATTTGGCAGATGAACTACAAGGCCTAGCTGTATTTCAAACAGAATTCGTAAAAGATCAACTTGAAAAAGTATTACCAAAAGGTGCTGTTGGTGTTAATACTGTAAAAATATCGCCTAATTTTGCGCAAAGTGTTGTCTTTACTGACCCTACAGAGGTAAATATATTAACACTACCAACAGATTTAGAATCCACTGTTCAAAGAACATTCTCTTTAACTGCTGCCAAAGGTTCTGCAATAACTTTACCAAGTGGAGAAGTTGTGGCAAAGGCCTTTCGTGGTATATCAACTAAACAGGCAGAACTTATCTCAAGTCAGATTCGTATTGGTATTACAGAGGGTGAGTCAATACCAAAAATCGCAAGAAGGTTAAGAGGTAGATTACAGTTTGGTGCAAATCAAACAATGACAGCAAAGGCACAAAGGCTTGCTGCTGGTGATGGTATGCGACTTGCAAATACACAAGTTATGACCATTGTTCGTACATCTGTTAACCAAGTACAAAATGCTGTTAGCCAGGCAACCTATGCAGCCAACCAGGATGTCACGCAGAGATATGAATATGTTGCAACCTTAGATGCAAGAACAAGTAAAATCTGCGGCAGTTTGGATGGCAGAATTTTTAAATATAATGAAGGACCCTTACCACCACAGCATTTTAACTGCAGATCAACTACTGTTCCAATAATAGATGATGAAGATTTACGCAGACGTTTTCCTGACACTAGGCCAAGTGCTACTGGAAGAGTGCCACAAGATACTAACTATGCGACATGGTTAAGAGATAATCCGTCAATACAAGACAAGACACTTGGAAGCAAAAAGAAATTTTTTAATTATTTAATTGATAAAAAAAGAAAAAGTCCAAGAGAGGCTTTACGATTGATTATAAAAGATGATGGAACAGAGCTAACATTAAAGAAGTTAGCTGAAAAATATCCAAATGCCACTTAAAAAAGGGAGTCAACCAAAGACAATTACAGGCAATATAAGGCAACTCATACAGGAAGGGTATTCAAGGAGCCAGGCTGTTGCTATTGCTTTGTCAAAAGCTGGTAAGAAAAAGAAAAAAACAAGACGGAAAACAAAATAAAAGATATGATATTAATAGTTACTAGGTAAAATTATGCCCGTACATTATGGCTCAATGAAACCAAAAGGTAAAACAAAGAAAAAGAAAGGTGGTAAAAAATAGTGGCAAAAGGATTTTTTGAAAAACTTAATGACCTAAAAGCCGCAAAGCCAAAGCTTGAAAAGTCAAAACCAAAGAAAGATGCGAAAGCTAAGAAGGGTTCCTAAGGACAAAAAAACTGGCATTGCTAAAAAGTATTTGTCAGGTTCAAGAAACCCTGCTGCAAAAGCTGCTGAGATTAAAAGAACAGCAAAGCTTTACAAAGAAGGTGCTTTTATTGATATAAAAGCGGTACAAAAATCAAGAGTTGCCCAAGATGTCACAAAAAAGCAGAAGAAAACCACTAAGCGAGGCCGTAAAAAAAAGTCTTAAGAAAAAGGCTGAAGGCACAAAGTTTAAATATGGCGAACTTGCAGAAGTGTATAGAAAAGGCCAAGGCGCATATCTTTCTGGTGGTTCTAGAAATGTACCAATGGCTGCATGGGCAATGGGTCGGGTAAATAGTTATATGAGAGGTGATAAGGCAAGAACAGTAGATATGGCAATTTATAGAAGATATAGAAAATGAAACTTACTACAAGACAAAAAAATAAATTAAAAGAACATTCTGTTCATCATACAAAAGGTCATATGGACCTTATGAAAAGACTTATGCGTTCTGGTGTAAGTTTTACACAGGCGCATAGAGAGGCGCAAAGGAGAGTTGGTAAATGAGTGACCCTAGAATAAAAAAATTTGGTCTTGCTGGTTTTAATAAACCTAAAAGAACACCAAATCATAAAACTAAATCCCATGTTGTTTTAGCTAAAGAAGGCGACAAGATAAAGCTTATTCGTTTTGGTATGCAGGGCGCAAAAAATAAACCACCTAGACAAGGAGAATCAGAAGCAGATAAAGCAAAGCGTCGATCATTTAAGGCAAGACACGCAAAAAATATTGCAAAAGGTAAAATGAGTGCTGCATTTTGGGCTGATAAAGTCAAATGGTCATAAATCTGATATATTAATTTTTAAAGGCTACGCTTTAATTTATGTCAGAAGAAACCAAAGAGGTGGCTACGCCGCCAACACCAAACAACACAGAAGTTGAACAGTTAAGAGATTCAATAAAAAAATTAGAGGCTAAAAACTACGAACTTATAGGCAAGCTTCAGAATCAAAAAAAAGACACTAAGGTTCCTGAGGATTATGAGTCTTTGTTAGCGTTTAAACAAAAACACGAACGAGAACAGCTTGAGAGTGAAGGAAAGTACACAGAAGCTACACAGAAATTAGAACAGCAATACAGAGATAAATCTGCTGAAGATAAAAAGAGAATTGAAGAGCTAACCGCAAGAAACAGGGAACTTGAACTTATTGCACCTGCAATGCAAGCTTTATCTGAAGTAACACATGACCCAGAGTTGGTATTAAATAACCTTGTTCCAAAAGATCAGATACAAATTAAAGAAGGTATACCAGTTGTGGTTGATGGGTATGAACAGTTACCAGTACAAGACTATGTAAAAAATAAATTAGAAAAAACAAAACCTTACTTGCTAAAAAATAGATTACCAACTGGTGGCGGTGCGCCGATTTCAAGGCCATCAACAGACAGTTTTTCAGAAGAAATGTTAAAACCATACCTTAAAGAAACATTTAATTTATCTGAGCAAGGTAGAATTTTAAAAACTAAAGGTAGAGAAATACACGAAAAGTTGATTGAAATAGCAAATTCACGTTAGTATGTTGCTATAAGGCAAAGTTACGCTAAGCCAAAATAGGGTTACGCCCACACCGTTAAAATTATTTTTCAGGACATGGCAGTTCTAAGGAGTGATATTATCATCCCTGAGATATTTACGCCGTATGTCATTGAACAGACCACTCAGCGAGATGCCTTTCTTGCAAGCGGTGTGGTCGCACCAATGGCAGAGCTAAATGCAACAGAGGGTGGTGATTTCGTAAATGTACCTTTTTTCTCCGCTAACTTAAGTGGCGATTTTGAGGTTCTTTCAGATTCTTCTTCATTGACACCTGGCAAGATTTCAACTGATAAGCAAGTTGGAGTTATCTTGCACAGAGGTCGTGCATTTGAATCAAGAGATTTAGCTGCACTTGCAGCAGGTTCAGACCCAATGGCAGCAATCGGTCAAAAGATCGGTGCTTACATTGCAAACCAAAGACAAAAAGATTTACTTGCTTGTCTTGATGGAGTATTTGGTTCTATCAATGCAAACTCAAGTAGTTCTGCTTTCTTTGATCTTACTATTGATTCTGAGTCAGGCGATACACCAACTGGTTTATCTCCAAAGCACGTTGCAAAAGCAAGATCAATTCTTGGTGATCAAGGCGACAAGCTTACAGCAGTTTGTATGCATAGCAAAGTTTACTATGATCTCGTAGAGAGAAAAATGGTTGACTATGTTCTTGCATCTGATGGAAATGGCGGTTCTGCAACAGCAAGTGGTGGTACTATTGCCCCTGCATATGCTGGTGGAAACGATACAGTTCCAACATACTGCGGACTAAGAGTTATTGTTTCTGATGATGTTTCAACTACTGGTAGTGGTTCTTCAACAGAGTACAGTACATATTTCTTTACTGCTGGCGCAGTAGCAAGTGGCGAGCAAGCTGGTCTAACAACAGAAACAGACAGAGACATTCTGGCTAAATCTGATGCTATGGCTATAGATCTTCACTATACATACCACCCTGTTGGTTCAAAGTGGGCTGTTACTACAACAAACCCAAATAGAACACAACTAGCAACTGTAGGCAACTGGTCGAAGGTCTATGAAACAAAGAACATTGGTATCGTAAGAGCTACCAACGTATCCACTCAAGACTAAAGGTAATTAAATCATGCCAAGTTTATTCGAGGTTAGTGCTGGTAAGTTAACTGGACCAACAACAGGCGGTACAGTAACCCAAGCATCTAATAAATCAACAGGTGTAACTCTCAATGCAGAGTCTGGTCAAATCACTATGAATGGTGCTGCTTTAGGTGCTGGTGCAGAAGTAAGTTTCACTGTCACTAACAGTAAAATTTCATCTACTGATGTTGTTCTTGTAAACCATAGCTCTGGTGGAACTGCTGGTGCTTATATGGCACAAGCCAACTTAATTGCTGACGGATCTTTCAAAATATCTGTTACCAATTTGACAAGTGGATCTGAGTCTGAAGCGATTGTTCTTAGCTTTGTTGCACTCAAGGGTGCTTCAAGCTAATGGGAATGTTCGCTTTTAAGCGTATGAGAGAACAAGAGGCTGCCAAATTGGTAGTCTCTGCTCCCTCTAAAAAAAAGAAAACCAAAGTAAAACAAAATGGCAATCTCGATAGACGCAACAGTAGGAGGAGCATCAGCGAACAGTTACATAACACTGTCTGATGCAAACGCAATAATAGAGGGTCTTGTTGCAGATGATGATGTGGCTGCATGGGATGGTTCAAATACTGACAATAAAAACAGAGCTTTATTTACTGCTGCAATCAGAGTTGACCGAGAAAGATTTTTAGGCGCGAGAGTAACTAATACACAGGCATTACAATGGCCTAGACAGGGTGTAAGGAAACCAGACACTTACATAAATACATATTCAATAGGTTTTCCATTCAGAATATCAACAGATTATTTCGCAGAGACAGAGATACCTGAGCAAGTTAAGAAGGCGCAAGTTATTCTTGCTGTTTACTTGAATAATAATCGTAATGGTTTAGGATTGAGTGGTCTTGAAGATTTTAAAAATGTAAAAATTGGTAATCTAGATGCAACACCGAATTTTTATGGTTCGGTTGGTGCTGATAGAGTACCACCACTATTTGAACGGTATTTTACTGGTTTACGAATTAGTGGTCCAGGCAATGTCGCAATCAAAAGGAGTTAACAATGAGCTACTACCCAGCCGCCAAAATTATTAATGATACTGCTGCACATACAGGTCGTTTTGGCTGTATAAAAGCATTACAAGATTCTGTTATTAATACACTTGTAGCAGAAAACATTACAGGCGATTTAACATCTCTGCAGTTTAAATCTAATACTGCCATTGAAGGTGTTATTACAAGTGTCAAGCTTGATAGTGGCACTGTTATTGCTTATCTAATATGAGCCTTGCAAACGCCTTAAAAAAAGCTGCATCAAAGACACTAAGTAAACTTGGTGGAGATGTAACTATAAGGCGAGTTAGTACTGGCAGCTACAATACAACCACTGGTGCCATAACAGAGACAACATCTGATACAACCATAAAAGGTGTACTTGATAATGTTTCAAGGTCAGAAGTAAACGATCTCATTGAGTCGCAAGATAAGATTCTTACTATTTCTGCAAATGACATAACCTTTGTACCTACAACAAAAGATAGGGTTGTCATAAGTAGTGTTGAATTTAAAATTATTAGTATTTCTGTTAATGAACAGAATAATACACCAATTAGCTTTGAACTTGTACTGAGGTAACTATGGCAAGAGAAATAAGATTGTCTGGTATTGGCGAACACTTTGAAGATAAAGTAATTCGTACTGTAAAAAAAGCAACTTTGTTATGGGAAGCAGAAGTAAAAAAGGCAACGCCAGTTGGCGAAACTGGTAATTTAAGAGCATCATGGCAAAATGATATACAACCTTTTGTTGGGGAAGTCTTTACAGATATAGAATATGCTGAACCAGTTGCTTATGGTACAAGTCTGCCACCAAGTTGGGGTGGTCAATATAGAACAAGACAACAAACAATTAAAGGTTATCCTGAATTAATTGCCAAACAGCTTGAAGGTTTTATTGAAGATGAATTTAGGAGAGCATAATGGCAGCATTAGATTTAAACACAGTAAGATCAACGATTGAAGGCAGACTTGCAACAGAGTTAGCATCAAGCCCTGCTATACCTGTTGTATTTGGTAATATGTCTTTTGATTCAACAACAGAAGATACCTTTGTTCAATGTCTTACAAGTTTTGGAACAGGTAGATACTTGGCTGGTGGTGTAAATGTTTTAGTTGGCCTTGTTCTAATTAATATATTTACAGAAGAAGGAATTGGTCCTGGGGCAAACTTTACAATTGGCAAAAGGTTGCGTGACCTTTACAATAAAGTGACAGTATCAGATGTTATTTTTGACTCGCCAGTAGGTCCAGAAGTTTTGGCATCTAGTCCAGAAGGCAAGTTTCAAACACAACTTAGAATAACATTTGAGATTTACGAGGAACTTTAACTATGGCAAAGCTTGAAATTACTGAAGATATGCTTGATGCAATCGAAGCAGTAAAGGGTAGAAGAGAGTCACAATATTGGGACCCAGAATGTAGAAAATATTATGAGGCACAACAAAATGCCAAAAAAGATGTGAAAAATACTAAAAAAGGTTAATATAAAATAAATACTTTTTTTTGTTATGGCTGTAAAAGGTGATGTTGGAAAAATTATGTTCCACAATGCTGCTGGTACTGAGGCAGATGTAAGTGATTTAAGAGCATGGTCATTGTCTGTCACTAAAGACACAATGGAAACCACAAAAATGGGAGACACATCAAAAACTTTTGTTGGTGGCCTAATTTCTGGTGAAGGTTCTGCAACACTTCTTTACAACCCATCTGGTAACTCAGATTACCAAGCATTTATTGATGATGTTCTTGTAACTGGTGATGCTGCAGACGCATTATTTGAGTTGTTCCCTGACTCTGCGCAATCTGCTAAAAAAATTGGTTTTTCTGGAATAGTCACCAATGCAGAGTATGGTGCAACACTTGGTGAGATACAAGAGGTAAATATAACCTTTATCACAAGTGGTGCCATAACTTCAGCTATATAGTACATTAGGATAACCAACCTAATAATTTATGGCAAAAAGAAATGTCGACCTTATTACTGAAGCTTTTGGCGAGGTAATGAGCAACAGAAGAAAGTATGAATTAAAAAAGCCAAATGGCGAACTGTTAAAAGAATTATATTTTCCACCATTAACTAGACACGACAGAATACAAGCACAAGCTGCTGCTGGCTCTGAGGAAGGATTGGTAATATCAACAAGACTTCTTTGCCAGCTTGCAGAGAATGAAGATGGATCAAAAGCATTTGCTTCTGCTGATGCTGAAAACCTTAAAAGGTTTCTTCCTGAAACAGTTTTAAATGATCTAGAAATATTTATGATGGGTTTAAATGTTGATCTAGGTGCAGCAAAAAACGAATAAAGCGAGACAACTGGTTAAATTTTGAGTTTTTTCTCGCAACAGAACTTGGTAAGACATTAGTTGAATTAAGAAAAGCTATAACAGAAGAGGAGTTGGTTCATTGGGCTGCCTATTATGAAGTTAAATATGAAAGGGAAAAACAAGAAATGAATCGTCAAAAAGCCAAAACAAGGTAATATATAATAAAGGTTATTTGCGTTTGTGGCACAATCTACTGTCAGATTAATAGTTGATGCACAAAATGCAATAAGACCATTGCAGCGTACTGACCAGATAACAAGACAACTTAGTAAAAATACAGATAAATTAAAAGGCAGATTAGATAGATCAAATCGTTCATTTAGAGAGCAGGGAAGATCGGCAAAGGTGGCTGCTGGTGGAGTACAAACATTAACAAGATCATTAGCACCCTTATTAAAAGCACTAGCAGTTGCAGCAACAGCAAGATTTATATTTGTCAGGACAGCAGAACTACAAACACAGAGAACAGCACTTATACAACTCACTGGCTCTGTTGATTCTGCAAATAAAATTATTAGCCAATTACAAGCTTTTGGTAATGTTACACCATTTACAAGTAGTGAATTAATAGAACAATCAAAACGATTAAAAGCTTTTGGCTTTGAAACAGAAGATTTGGTTGATACTGTAAAAAGATTATCAGATGTTGCTGGTGCCACTGGTGCAGATTTAAGTGGTATATCAACAGCCTTCGGTCAGATTTTAGCAAAGGGTAAGCTGCAAAGAGAGGAAGAATTGCAGTTATTGGAAAGAGGTGTTGATATTACAAGTGAATTAAAACGTATTACAGGATTGCAGGGTGATGAATTTGAATCAGCAATGCGTAAAGGTAAAATTGGTGCTGACCTTGTTAATCAAGCATTAATAAATCTTACAAGTGAGGGTGGTGTATTTTTTGGTGGAGCAACAAAACAATCCCAAACATTAAATGGTCAGTTATCAACTTTTCAAGATAATGTAGAAACTTTGGCAAGAACTATTGGAGAAGTATTAGAACCAGCATTAATGGGTGCTTTAAAAACTGCAAACAAACTATTAGGCTCAATTAATAGATTATTTTCAAGTGAGTTTCAAAGACAAATATCTGGTTTCAGAGCAAATTTAATAATCCCAGGCGGTACTTTAAGTGACCTAAAAAAAATAGAAAATTTTACAAAAAATATACAACCTTTAGGTCTTGATACAGAAGCACTTGATTTACGAATTAGTCAGTTACAAGGAACAAAAAATCAAATAGACACACTTATGAATCAGATGGGTGGAAGAATAAGTCTTGAAGAAATAAATCAATCTTTATCAACACAAGAAGCATTAACAAAAAAAATCAATGAGCTTACTGCTAGAAAAAATTTATTACTTGATGGTACTGATAGAAAAGTTAAAAAAATTGAAGAAAGCACTGGTGGTGTAAGTGATGCCTTTAAAAAAATTGGCGATAGTATTGCACAGGGTGTATCTGATGCTCTTACAGATGCAATATTACAAGCAAGAACATTAGGCGAAGCTGCAAGAGGTATTTTAAATATGATCGCACGATCACTTTTACAACTTGGCATAAATACAATTCTTGCTGGATTTGGTGGTCCATTTGCAAATTTACCTACTTTTGCTAATGGTGGCAGACCGCCTGTAGGCAGACCATCAATCGTAGGGGAGAGAGGTCCAGAATTGTTTGTACCTTCTACTGCTGGAACAATTATTCCAAATCATTCTTTAGGTGGTGGCGTAACAAATAACATTGTTGTTAATGTAGATGCATCAGGTTCTAATGTAGAAGGTAATGAAGGTCAAAGCAGAGAGCTTGGCCTTGTTCTTTCTACTGCAATACAGGCACAACTAATACAAGAAAAACGACCTGGAGGTTTACTTGCATAATGGCCACATTTCCATCATTCACACCAACATATTCTAGTTTTAGAAAAAAATCAGAACCAGTAAAAAGACTTGTACGTTTTGCAGATGGTTACGAGCATAGGGTTTTGTTTGGACTAGCTAGTCATCAAAATCCAAAAGTATATGATTTAGAGTTCAACGAATCTGAAGAAGATGCAGATGTTATTGAGGCATTTTTAGATAGTAGAGCTAATGACCAAGCAAGCTTTACTTTTACACCACATGGAGAAGGTGTATCAAAAACAGGTACTTACAGTCAATCAGGAACCACTGTTACAATCACTGTAACCAAACATGGTATAGCTATTGGCGAAACTGTAACTCTTGATTTTACAACTGGTTCTGCAACAGACGGAACATTTATTGTTGCATCTTCTGCTGATCAAAATACTTTCACTGTTACTGCTGGTTCAAGTGCTACCAACAGTGGTAATGTATCTGTTACTGTTTCTGGTGCTAAAAAGTTTGTTTGCGAAAGCTGGACAAAAACAATACCTTACAATAATAGAGCCAGAATTAACACAACATTTAGAGAGGTATTTGAACCATGAGCAGTAGTGTTATTAGTGATATTCAATCAATAAATCCATCATCAATTATTGAATTATTTACACTTACAACTACTGCAGCTTTGCATGGGTCTGCAACAACATATAGATTTCATGCGGGTTCAAGTTTAAATGCTAATGGAGAGATTGTTTGGGCTGGAAATACTTACCAAAGATTTCCTGTACAAGTAGAAGGTTTTGCATACCAAAAAGGCCAAATACCAAGACCAACTTTAACTGTTAGTAATGTTCTTGGAACTATTACTTCAATTTTACTTACTGTTAATCAAACAACTACTGGTAATGATTTAACAGGTGCAACCTTAACAAGAATACGAACACTTGCCAAATTTATTGATGCTGTAAATTTTGCTGGTAATGTAAATCCCTACGGCACACCAGACCCAAACGCTGAATTTGCACAAGAGATATATTCGATTGATAGAAAGTCACAAGAGACAAGAGAGGTTGTTTCTTTTGAACTTGCTGCACCAATTGATCTTGCTGGTGTTCGTGCGCCTAAAAGACAATGTACAAGGGCAGAATTTCCTAGCATTGGCCGAATAAAAATATGAGTTGGAAAGATGTTGCATTGGCTCATGCAAAAGAGCAAGACCCAAAAGAGTCTTGTGGTTTATTAATAGATATAAAAGGAAAAGAAAAATATTTTGCTTGTAAAAATTTATCAAATTGGTCAAATCAATGTTTTATTATTGACCCTATTGATTATGCAAAAGCAGAGGATACCGGAAAAATATTAGCTGTTATACATAGCCACCCAACAACACAACCTATTGCAAGTCAAGCAGATATGATAAGTTGCGAAGATTCAAAATTACCATGGCATATAGTTAATCCAAAAACGGAACAGTGGGGATATTATGAACCAAGTGGTTATAAACCACCTCTTATTGGTAGACATTGGGTTTGGGGTGTTACTGATTGTTGGGCATTAGTAAGAGATTGGTACAAAGAAACAAAAGGAATAATTTTAAGAGACTGGGAAAGACCAATTACACCCGAAGAATTTATTGCAGACCCTATGTTTGAAAGATGTGCATGGCGTACAGGTTTTAGGCAATTAAGACCTGAGGAAAAACTTGAAAATGGCGATTTGTTATTTATGTCTATTTTGACCACAGGTTTAAATCATGTGGCGATTTTTATAGATGGTGATGTTTTACATCATTTAGCAGATAGAATAAGCTGTAAAGAACCATACAACGAATGGTTGTTAAAATGTACTGGCATGAGGTTACGCTATGCTCCGTAAACTTAAACTGTATGGCGAACTAGCTGAGATAACTGGCCATAAAGAATTTGATGTTGCTGTAAATACAACAGCACAAGCTGTAAGCTTTCTCGTAAATAATTTTCCACAGTTAGAAAGTCATATGGCTGCTAGGTATTATCAAGTGTTATTAGAAAAAGAAGATGTTGGGATTGATGAATTGCATTTTCCTATTGGTCAATCTGATATTAAATTTGTTCCTGTAGTATCTGGTGCTGGTGGTAATTTAGGAAGAATACTTTTAGGTGGTGCTTTAATTGCAATGAGCTTTGGTGTTGGTGGTTTATTTACAAATCCTTTGACTATTGGTGGAAAAGGCTTCTTTGGTTTTGCTTCTGCTGGGATGGGTGCCAAAGCTGCTTTTGGTATTGGTGCTGCATTAGTTCTAACTGGTGTAAGTGGTATGTTGTTTCCTGTACCTAAAATGCCTGAGTTTACTTCAGAGCAAGATCCAAGGTTGTCATTTAGCTTCAGTGGAACACAACAAACTGGCAGGGCTGGAACGCCTGTGCCTGTTGTTTATGGAGAAATAATAACTGGCTCTGTTGTTATAAGTGGTGGCATAGATACAGAACAGGTACAAGTATGACCGACAAAAGAAAAATTATTCGTGGTTCAAAAGGTGGTTCTCCTCCGCCACCACCACAACCTACTAGGACACCTGATACTTTACACAGTAAACAGTTCGCAACCTTTCTTGATCTGATAAGTGAGGGAGAGATTGAAGGAAGTGCATCTGCATCAAAAGAAGGTATTACTGATAAAACATCTACAGCATACAAAAATGCGTATCTTAAAGACGTATTTTTAAATGATACACCAATATTAAGATCAACAGCATCATCAACAGACCCGCAAGATGTTGATTTTAACTTTCAAGACGTAACATTTAACTCACGACACGGAACTGCCAACCAGACAAAAATTGATGGAATAGAAAGTAGTCAATCTACAATACCTGTAGGTGTAACTGTAACTGCTGCAAGTCCAGTTACAAGACAAATTACAAATACAGATGTAGATAGAATAAGAGTTTCAATCACATTTCCGCAGATACAAATAGCTACAGAGCAAGGGGATTTATTAGGAGATACAGTACAATTTAAAATTTCTGTTCAATACAATTCTGGTGGTTTTACAGATATACATACTGATACTGTTACTGGAAGAACTGCTGACGCCTATCAAAAAGATTTTTCTGTTAAAATTACAGGTTCTTTTCCTGTTGATATAAGGGTTACAAGAATAACAGCAGACAGTACAAGTAGCAGTACGATAAATGCTTTTCAATGGACAAGTTTTACAGAAATAATTGATGATGCTTCTACTTATGCAAACTCTGCTTACAACGCAATAAGATTAGATTCACAGCAGTTTAGTTCCATACCATCAAGAAAATTTAGGATTCGTGGAATAAAAGTAAGAATACCGGGTGCAGGCGCATCTAGTTCTGGAACACCGACTGTTGATACTGCAACAGGCCGTATTGTTTACCCTTCGGGTTATATTTTTAATGGTGTTATGGGTGCTGCTGTATGGACTTCATGTCCAGCAATGATTCTATTAGACCTTTTAACAAATACTAGATATGGTTTTGGAGATCACATAACAGACAGCAATCTTGATTTATTTTCTTTTGTTACTGCAAGCAAATATGCAAACACTCTTGTAGATGATGGCTTTGGCGGTCAAGAGGCACGATTTAGTTGCAATGTAAATATTCAAACATCATCTGAAGCTTTTGATTTAATTAATGAATTATCAGGTGTAATGAGATGTATGCCAATTTTTTCTGCTGGTTCAATTACTATTACTCAAGATTCTCCAAAAGATGCAAGTTATCTTTTTAATCTAAGTAATGTTACATCTGAGGGTTTTAATTATTCTGGCAGCAGCTTAAAACAAAGACATACTGCTGTAGCTGTTTCATATTTTAATATGGACAGTCAAGAAATAGATTTCGAGGTTGTAGAAGATAGTACTGCACAAAGTAAGTTTGGAATAATTACAAAACAAGTAAAAGCTTTTGGTTGTACATCAAGAGGACAAGCTGCGAGATTAGGCAGAGCAATATTATTTGCAGAGCAAAATGAATCAGAACTGGTTAGCTTTTCTACTTCAATAGATGCTGGTGCTGTAGTAAGGCCTGGTGCAATTATTGATATAAATGACCCTGTTCGTGCTGGTGTTAGAAGAGGTGGCAGATTATCTGCTGTTGCTTCAACAACAGTAATGACAATAGATGATGCAAATGCTTCTGATTTAGCAACAACAAATTCGCCTACATTTAGTGTTGTTTTACCAGATGGAACTGTTGAGACAAAAGATGTTTCCAGTATTGATTCTAGTGGTGTTGTTACAGTTAGTTCTGCTTTTTCTCAAACACCAAATGTAAACACTGTTTGGCTTTTACAAAATACAACAGTACAAGCACAAAAGTTTAGAGTAATAACTGTTGAAGAGCAAGATGGAATAAATTTTTCAATTACAGCACTTTCATATGTTGAAGGCAAATATGCTTTTATTGAAGATGGATCAAGCTTACCAACAAGAAGTGTATCTGTTTTAAATGAATTAAAACCACCACCTTCTAACCTTTCTGCTGTTGAGACAATAGTTCCTATTAATAATCAAGCTGTATCAAAAATATTTATAAGTTGGCAACCTATTGTTGGTGTTATTGAATATCAAGTAAATTATCGTTTTGAAAATAGTAATTTTGTTACTGAAAAAGTTTCAAGACCTGATTTTGAAATAAAAAACAGTCAGCTTGGAACATATGAAATACAGGTATTTAGTTATAACGTGCAGGGTCAACTTTCTGCTACATCAAACGATCTTACTTTTGAAGCTATTGGTAAAACCGCAAGACCACAAGATGTTACAAATTTAAGAATAGAACCAATATCAGATCAATTTGTAAGGCTCCGTTTTGATAAAGCTACAGATGTTGATGTAACACATGGAGGTAACGTAGTTGTACGTGCCAGTAACCTTGCAGATGGTACAGCAACATTTACAAACTCTGTAGATGTTATACCAGCTTTGCCTGGTAATGTCAGTGAATCTATAGTACCTAATATTGTAAATGGTGAATATATTTTAAAATTTAGAGATGACGGTGGTAGATTGAGTGAAGGCGAAACTTCTGTAATAGTTACTAGTCCTGACCCATTTCCTAAATTAACAGTTTTAACAGATAGAGAGGATACAGATTCACCACCTTTTGCTGGTACAAAAGTTGATTGTTTTTTTAGTGATGATGTAAATGGTCTTGTTCTTGGATCTCTAGTCACATTAGATGATGAAGCAGACTTTGATTCTATTGCAGACTTTGATTTTCTTGGTGCTGTTGATATTACTGGCGGTTCATATGAGTTTGCAAATACTTTAGATTTAGGTGGTAAACAACCTTTGAGATTACGCAGACATTTTGTTACACAAGGTTTTTATCCAAATGATTTGATAGATAAGAGATCGGCCAATATTGATACTTGGACTGACTTTGACGCTGCTACTGCATTTGATGTTGGTGCTTCGTTATTAGTTGCGGTAACTGATCTTGACCCAGATTTGTCAACATCAGCAACTTATGGGCAAAGTGGTACTACTATTACAATCACAAAAACTGCACATGGTTATTCAGTAGGAGATTTTGTTGTAATTGATTTTACAGCTGGTTCCGCAACAGATGGTAACTACGAAATAACCTCAAAAACAGATAACACCTTTACAGTTACTTCAGCTACAAGTGCAACAATATCCTCTGGAACAGCTTGTACTTACGGAGCAAACTTTACTAGATTTAATCCTTTTGTAAACGGGACTTATGTTGGTCGTGGTTTTAAATTTAGATGCGAAATGGATTCTGACGACCCAGCCCAAAGTATTGAGATTGACCAGCTAGGTTATACAGCAGAACTGGAAAGTAGAACAGAAACAAGTCTCGGTAATGCAGGGGCAACAGGTGGTGGAATTATTTCTTCTGGTACTTCTCAAAAATCAGTGACTTTTACAAATTCATTTTTTACAGGACAATCTGGTACAAGTGTTGCAGCAAATTCTGTTTTACCTAGCATTGCGATAACAATAGAAAACGCACAAAGCGGCGATTTCTTTGCTTTATCTTCCATAACAGGCAGTGGATTTAATATAGATATAAAAAATGGAAGTAGTCATGTAAATAGGGAATTTAAATATAGTGCAACTGGTTTTGGTCGAGGCTCTTAAATTATGATAACCTTAAAGAAAAATTAGTGTAAAATGGCTACCCACGATTATGTTATAGACAATAGTACAGGTGCGAACGTTCGTAGTGACATAAATAATGTATTACAAGCAATATTAACAAATAACAGCAGTTCTTCTGCACCAAGTACAACAGCAGCCTATATGTGGTGGGCTGATACTACAACAGGCATTTTAAAAATAAGAAACTCAGCAAACGATGGTTGGGTGGAACTTTTACAACTTGACGGAACTTTAACTCTTGAAGATGGCTCAAATTCGGCTCCCGCACTAGCTTTTCGTGACGATTTGGACACAGGGGTTTTTTCAAGTGCTGCTAATAATTTTGATATTGCAACAGGCGGTTCTGTAAGACTCAATGTTAGTTCTTCAGGAATTAACGTTACTGGCGGTGTGACTGCTAGTGGTACAAGTACTTTTAATGAAGATGTAACTTTTGCGGGTGCAAATGTAAACATCACTTTTGATAAATCAGTAGACACACTTTCCTTTGGTGACGATTCAAAATTAGAATTTGGTGGAGGTCAGGATTTAATAATTCAACATGACACCTCAGGAACAGATGTAAACACCATAAATTCTGCAAATTGCGATTTAAATATTCTGCATGGAACTGAAACTATGATTTCATGTAAAGATGATGGACAAGTTGAACTTTACCATAATGGAACTGAAGCAATTACTACAGGTAGTGTTTTTAATGTAATAAAAGCTGCTTCAACTGGAAACCCCGCAGGCTTACAAATTTTTAATACAAATGATGGAAGCAATTTTTCTCATGCTGCAATAAAACTAGAATCAAAAAATGGAGCATCAACAGGACATATTTTTGCTGATCATAATAATTCAAATCTTAGATTAGGATTTAATACAACTGGAGCAACATTAGAAATATATAATGATGGAGATATAAGAGTACAAGGATTAAGATTTGGTAGTGACACAGCTGATACTAATACACTTCATGATTATGAAGAAGGCGATTTCACTTTTCACTTAAGGAGCGAATCAGGAACCAACGCTAGTATGTCAGGAAGAGTTGGAAGATATGTAAAAATTGGACAAACAGTTCATATTATTGGAGGCGGTCAATATTCGGGCGACCCAGATCAGAGGTCTTCAAATCATGCTATAGAATTTACCAATCTTCCATTTACAAATGTTAGCACAGGTGTTGGCGGTGCAGGTTTTCCATTTCCTGTTCAGACCCAAAGTTTAAGTTCAACTGGGTTAGCAGGCATGAACGGATCACAGCCTTATGTATTCAAAGGCAGACTAGATAACGCCTCAACATCAGGTAGAATAGTTGCACTTAGCGGAACTTCTGATCAAAACCCACAAAATGCGTCACTTGCTTGTGTAAATAATACACAATTATATGTCATGTTTACATATCAAACTACTGTTTAGACCGAGCTACGTCTATAAACTAAGCCTAAACCTGTTTTAATCGGAGATTAATCCTAATGGCACTCACAAAAGAAATTCATTATGACAAAACTGAAATTGTTACTGAATATAAAATTATTCAAGTAAGGAAAAGAATTGTTATTAAAGAAGATGGTGTACAAATTTCAGAAAAATATGAAAGATACTCTCTTGACTGCGGAAGACTTAAAGGTGGTTACAAGGCTGATGGAGTAACCCCTGCTGATGATGCACAAGATTTAGTTAACAATCCTTTGGACAAAGAGCCTGATGGTGTTACAGCTATACCTGATGAAGTGAAAGCATTGTGTAATCTTCTTTGGACAGATACAGTAAAAGCAGCTTGGAGAACAAAACTTATTGCACAGGACACCGAGTAATTATGACAAAATCACAAAAACGTATAGACCAACTCAAACTTGAAATGCAAGTCGCAGTCGATGAATTTAATAAAATTCAAGAAAAAATCAAAGAACTTGTTATAGCTCGTGATGCTTTAAAAATGAAAGCTTTTTCTTGTAGTGAAAGACTAAAAGAATTACAAGGCCAAGAAGAAATAACAACAAAAACAGAAATAGTTAATTAATTTTTTCGTGCATTTGTCTAGTCATCATTCCACCTATCAGATATAGTGGAGTCAAACCAACAATCAAAAACAGCACCATTAAACTTATTGGTGCTAATGCCTTTATAAACGCTTCTTTCCACATATGTTTAATAAAATTTGTCAAGTAGCCTCATTATTGTCTCTTTTGTTATCAGGGTCAATGGCTGCCTTTGGTTTTGTAGCTATTCGCTATATGCAAAGCCCCGAGTTTGAAAGAGATTTAAAAAACAAACTTATGGGTGATTTAAAAGAAAAAATGATGGAAGAAATACCATTGCAAATGCCAAAAGAAACTTTCCCTGCAATGCCTCTTTGATGGGAATACCTGATATAAATATACCCGACGTACAAATACAACCAATACTTGATTTTACAAAACCAGTAACCATAATACCTTTAACAATAAATGTTCCTGGCTGTACATATCAACATAGAGATATAAAAAATACTGGCAATAGAAATTTATTACTGGATGACCCTAATGGTGTATTTACTGTTTGTGATGCGCCATTTCCAAGTTTTAATCCAATGAATTATCAGCCAAACAATTTGATAATGTCAGAAGATACACCGATACAATCTAGTGAGCCTGAAATACCTGAAACAAAACCACCAGTTACACAAAAGCCTGTTGCGAAAGAAACAGAGTTTTTTATAAAATGTCCAGATCCAGAAAAAGATCAACGTGTTGGGGATTTTCGTAACGATAAAAGACTAGAACGTGTTGTCGGACATAAATTAAACGAAGATAAAAGTAAATGCATTACTTTGTATGAGGACACCAGCTTTACCGAGCAGTACATACCTAATGTCCCTGCTATTACTAATGCTGCTGCTATTGCTGTGGTTGCCGCTTCTACTCCGATTCTTATTAATATTGTAAAACCTCTCGTGAAACAGATTATTACTAAATTGACTAAGAAAAAAAATAAGGTAAAATAAATATCCGTAGATGAGTGTAATACCCGTTGCTCGTCTACTTCTTGATGATATGTTTGTGCGGTAATACTTGGTTTGGCGGTACTGTTATAACAATATCTTGGCAAGTAACTGCACTTGGGCTACCAGCAACAAAGCTTACCCCAAGTTTTGCTTGCTTGGCACATTGCTCTAACCTAAATAAGCTGATTTCATATTGTGTTTTTTTTATAAGAAGTTTTTGTGCTTCTATATTTACCTTTGCTGCTTCTTTACAGAGTTTGCCACCATTTCCTAGCGGTATATTAAATTGCATACTAATTCCATAATTTAAGTTGTAGTTATCTTTTTCAAAACGTGGTGTCTCTTGGTAATATTTAATCTCGCCAGTGTCTTCATCATAAATTGCTTGTCTGGTTACAGTTTCAATAGGCCTGTTAAATGACCAAGCATCTGTAAGATATGGTGTAATTGTAAGACTTGGCGATGTACAAACAATTCCTTGACTGTAGCGGTTCTGTGGAAGGCTTGAAGGCGTTATCATAGTCGCATTGTTGTTAACTACCCCTGTACTTTGACTTTGTGGACTACTAACCGTTGTATTTGCATTTAAAGGCTTTATAGGTAAAAGTAAAAATATTATTGACCAAAGGTACTTGTGGTTTCTGAAGTTGTTGAAGTTGTTATGGTTCTTTGTATGTTTGTAACTGTATCTAGGCCTGGTGTTATGAGAGTTTCTTGTATCGAAAATGCTGCACCATCTGTTGCGATTTTCCAGCGTGGGATTGCTTCGAGATTTGGACTTGTCCAACTAAAATTTACTCCTCCAACTGTTTGGGTGCTTTGTGTCGTAGCAGTAGGGTTGATATATCCTGTTTCAGCTTCGATATTATGTCCACTTGCTGCATATGAGTAACCAGTTCTGTATTGGTATGATGTAATCGTTTCATTTATAACACTTTGACTTGTTGAAGAGGTTGTTTGCGAACCTGAGCGAAATTGTGGAACCACAGGTGTAGCAAGGGTTCTTAGCGGATATATTATTATAACTAACAGCCAAAATTTAATCAATGGTTATAGTAACTTTTGTAGAGCCTATACAACTTGTGCCGCTACCGCCTGCTGTGCAAGTGTGAACTCCGCTAGATAAAGAAGTGAGCGCAAGCGATCCGGCTGTGCCTCCGCTTCCTATTGTTGTTTGTCCGCCTAAAACTGGTAAGGATGCAATACCCGAACTAGGTGTTACCGCAGAAGGTGTGGCGTCACCCATAATTACCGATTCTGTTTTTGAGAAAGATGAACCAGCAGTTGTTATGGCTGTATCTGTCTGAATCATTGCTGGTACACCATTTGATAAACTGCCAACATTTATTCCACCAATCTTTCCAGATGTTGTTGTATCTCCTACAGTTACAGATGGTGTAATATTATTACCACTTAAAGAATATGTTGTACCAACTTTATTCGTAACCACATATGGCATATCAACAGTTATCTGCGCAGAGGTAACAAATTCCTGTTTAATATCTGCAAAGGCAGCAGATGGAAAAAATAAAAGCAATGCAAATAGTTTTTTCATTTAATTCCTACGTTAGTGTCCTTGTTATCCACTATCTTAGCAGCGTTTGTAGGTTTCTTTTTGTTTACACTTATACCATAACTGCCTAAGACACCTGAGGTAAGGCCTGCCAAAAACGCACCATCATTACGAATTTTGTCCATATATCCGAGAGTCATCATTGCCAAAGACCAGCAAAGAATCATAAATCGGACAGCATGACCAAAGATTTCTGCCCAATCAGTACCTTCTTTTTCTTCTTGTTCTTCTGTCATAAAATACTACCCAGAATAAAGACGAGATGACCACCGCTTAAGGGTAGTATGTGCCAAATTTAGCAAATACTGTTATGTTTGGAAAGTAACACAATAAATTATGATTAAAATTTTAAAACCAATCTTAATGACCTTTCTTACAACTACTACTGTAAAACGTCTTGTAGTTGATTTATTAAGAGCTATTTGTAAACAAACAACTAATACTCTTGATG